TCCGCCGAGCCTATGCTCGGTGTACGAGCCACACAAGATGATCGAGAATGCCCAACTCCACGGATGATTGTGCATGTGCCTATCGTGGTCGCCGATCACGAAGTTGTGCAGATAGACCGAGAACCACTTGCGTTTTAGGAATATACACCGCTTGAGGTAGTCTCCGCCCGAGTAAGGATCGGGGATGATGAGCCCACGCGGCCAGCGCTTTCCGAGACTCCAATTCATAAATCTGGCGAGTAGTTTCATCATATCCTTTTCACCAATTTCAGGATGTGTTGGCGCCAATGCTTGCGCGCGGCCGGAAAGTAGTTCTTATCATCCGTCTTGCGCCCGAGGCCAATGAAGATGCTAGTGTGCCCGGGGCTCGGTGCCGTGGATTGATGCACTAGGGTCGGCCCGTAGTAGTTGAAATACGGGGCGAACTTTCGCCGGGTGCGGAGATCGTTCCCCAAGTGCTTATCATTCACTGAGCCCCACAAGCCGATGGCGATCGTACCCCACTTCCACGGGTGCGAGTGCATCCATGCCGGGTTTTCGCCGCTAGCGAATTGTTGGAGATAAACGTGCTCCTTGATGATGGCGAACTGGCGGATCAAGATGCGGCTCGTGTCGGTGGCCTCAGGGATCTCGCGGCATCGATCCGGGAAGCATTGTTCAAGATAACGAAACCACCAAGTTTTTGGATAGTGGCCGATCCGGTGCTCGGCTAGGACGGTCAAAACAGCCCGATCGCGGCGCGAGTAGGCGGCCCATAGGCCGAAGCCGAGTAGCAGGATGAAGAATAGGATCATCATTCCTTTGCTCCTTCCAGATGTTGGACCCGACGATCTAATTCTAACAGAGTTGCTAGTAGATCCTCCAAGAATTCGCGCGAAACGGCAAAGCCACCAGCAGGACGCGGTGATAAATGGATCTCGTACAAACGATCCGATAACCTTTCAATCGCGCGGCTCATCAGTCACTCCTCATCATGGCCGCGAGAAAGATCGCGCAGCACACCGCAAATAGATACACCATAGCTTCGCCGTAAGACATTACACCCTCCCAAAGCCCGACCCCATGGGTGTAACCATGGCTAGTCGCGGATACCGCGCGATCGGGTTTTGGCAAGGTGTCCGCGGGCCGGAATCGAACCGGCGTGCTCCCCAGAAACCGGGGGCTTTACCGCTAAGCTACCGCGGATCGTTAGGCTAGCGGTTGCCGAACAAACCGCCGAGTAGACTCGGGGCCGGTGCGGTTGTTTGCGCTACGGGCGCCGGGGTTGGCGCAGGAGCGACGGGTGCGGGGCTAGCGGCTTCCACCGCGCGCCTTTGATTCGCGATTTGCTCCGGGGTTTGTGGTACATGTTCCCACATGATATCCACGAAGTTTTTTGACTTCACTCCGAATGCGACGATCGCGATCCCTCGGCCCGGTTGGGCTTCGGTAGCAAGTTGATTCACGGTTTGCTCGATAGCGGCGGGATCCTTCGCACCAACCAACGCCGCGACAAAATCGCGGGCGCGGGAAAGTTCGTTGTCACCCTTCCATCCCATATCGCTTACAAACCATGCAACTGATACGATAGATCCGATAGGATGGGTTTCCGATTGAGTCACGAGGAAATCCGCGGCCAAGATAGTTCCGCGCTCTTTCGTGGGTTTCAAGCCGTATTGCTTGAGTACCAGACTATGCCGGCCCTCCGCGATTCGGGCGCCTCGGGTTTTGGATGGGGCTGCGTTTGCGAGTCGATTCGATAGATTGTTAGATAGCATCGATGTTGTCCTTTCTGAATGTAGATAGTTTCTGATTTGATCCTAGTGTCTTCTCAACATATACCGCACGCGATAGAGCCGTGTCAACAAGATCTTTCATTTCTTGCGTGTGGCGGTAAAAACATGCGGTTACAACGGAAGAGGGCTGGCCGATGCGATGCAAGCGGCCGAGCATTTGCTCCCAGGCCGTGGCCGAAGCGGGTGGGTTTGCCACCAATTGCGTGTGAAATATGCGCTGCAAGCCGTCGCGGCCCGTGCCGTGCGATTTGATAGACGCCACGATCGAGCGATCCCCGCGCTCGGCCTTGAGTAGCTCCCCGGCCTTCGGCCCGCCTACATGTAGCGGCAAGCCGGATAGCTCGGAAACCCATTGCCCGAAAGCGCGGTGTTCAAACCACACCACGCCTTTATTTTCGAGCCCCCACGCCGCGGCGTCGCGCGCCAAGTAATCATCGATACGCACGGCCTCGGTTTCGGGCTGTACGGTACCTTTGGCCTTTTTCCACCGCGGCCAATTGTCCGCGCGCCACACGGGCAAGCCGTGATCATTCGAGATCTCGCCGTAGGCGCGCATCGCGGCGAGCGCGCAAAGCTTCGGCGAGTCGAGATGCTCCTGGCGCGTCTTGAGTTTCTCGCGCAATTCGCGGCGCCATTGTTTGCGGGCCTCAAGCCACTCCAAGATCAAACCGATACTTTCGCCGCGAGGGAAGATCCATCGGTAGTAGAAACCGCACGCCAGTTGCCGGGCGCACCGGGCCAGCGCCAGGGCTTCAACGATTTCCTCGCCATCCGGCCGCGTCCAAGTCGCGCGAAGATCATGTAAAGCTTCCTTTACTACCTCCGGGATGTGGTCAACCTTTCTTTCCTCGATGGCCAAGGTGGCCGAGATCGCGGGCTCTTTAGTGGATACCACGCCCGCGGTTTCTACGAGCCGCCGATGGAAACCTTCATAGACGTGTTCGCCGGGCTCGCACAAATCTAGGAGTGCGCCGGCCGGGGCGGGGAAATCACCGGGGTCTAGCGCACGCGCCCACTCGTCTACTACTAGAGGATCGCGCGGTAGCGGCGAAGCATCTTGAAGGGCCATCGAGCTAAGATGAGCATAATCTCGCACGCTAGAATCGGTAATACTACCAGACCACGCACAAAATCTTGTAGTGGGGTGCGCATCGAAATATCGTAGCACTCGGGAAGTAGTCGCGGTGTCCGCGTGCCGGAGTTTGTGACATTCATCGGCAATAACGGTATCCGCGCCGAGCCGTTCAAGAAACGTAGTTGCCTCCGGGCGGGATAGTCGCGAGTATGGATAGACGTGTAGAACGGGCGCATTGGGCCTCCTAATCATGATATCGTTTTTACCGTGTATTACAAGCGCCGGGGTATGAAAGTGTTCCGAAAGAAGCCGGTACTCCGCCACGAGCTGGCCGGCCAAGGTGGGAGGTATCAAGAGCACGGCCAGCTTGCAATCCCGGAGGGCCAGCGGAGCGAGGATATCGATGATCGTCTTGCCGTGCCCAACGCCGATAGGGCCGAGTAATCCGCCCCGAAGGCCAATCTCATAAAGCGCCCATGCCTGCACAAGCCGGAGTCGGGTTATGCACTCACGATCGTACTTGGTGGCGCACACGCACGCCGGGTTGTTACGGCGAAAGCGTTGCGTCATTAGCTCGATTAGGGCCTCGCCGCGCGGCTCCCCCGCCGTGGGGCATGATCGGCGGGGGAGCGCGGCGATCCTCCTCAGATCGGGCGAGCTAGTGACAGGGGGTTTACTCGCCCAAACCGGAGCAAGTGAAGCGGGGTTGGTTGATTGCCACTCGCGCGGCGCGAAGCCTGGCGCGGCGACTAGTTCATTGACTTGGATCGTCGGTTTCGATGGGCTCGGCGCTTGGAGCACTTCCAGCTTGATCATCGGATCCCCCCGTCGATTCTTCTTTCTTCAGCTCTTTGATTTGATTTGCGTAATCGATGAAGCCAAGCGCCAGCCCTTCGAGCACATCCCGATCTACGCGAAGCGCGCGATCGCGCGGGTTGCGACCGAGTAACTGCGCCACCCGGTTTAGCGCGGTAACCGGATTCATGAACATCTTGACCGGTGCATGTTCGGCCGGCTCTTTTTTATCCTCGTCACTCATCGGATACCCCGCACAAAGGCCGAGCACTTTCCGCGCAAAGCATCGGCGACTACTTCCGCGATCTCGCGACCGCGGGTATCTAGGACGTACACTCCGGCCTCGGGCGGGCTTTCTTTTGCCAGCGCCGCGATCGCACCCTTCCACTTCCCGAAGCCGAGCGGCCCATCGGCCGGGGCGCATCGGATATCGGCGGCCTTGCATTCGGTGCAAAGCACTTCGCAAAGCCGATCGACATACGCATCGAGCGTTTGATAGGCCATGCTCGGGATGCAATCCACAAACAAAACCAGCCCCGCGAAAGGCGTGTTGGGTGTGGGGGTTGGCGCGACAAGCGCGCTCGATGGGGGTGACACGGCGGCTTCCGCGGGGCTGGAAACTTCTTTGGGCTTGCGACCACGCTTCTTTGGCGCCTCGGGAACGGGCGAAACCCAACTCATAGTGGATCTGTCTGAATCCGTTGCTGGGGGCGCGCTAGCCGGAGCATCGGGCGGTAGGAGTGCGGGGAGTGCGTCCTGTATTGACGTTGTATTGACAGGCGCGGGGGGCGGGGCGGCCGATTTGGCGAGCACACCCTTCAGCTCCTCGGCGAGCTGGATCACGGTATCGGGCTCTTGCATGGTAAGCACGCCTAGCTCGCCCGTGCCCGCCCACCCGTGTCCGGAAAACTGGATTTTCTTATACGCCGCATATGCCTTTGCGGCAGGGGTGCCGAGGGCCGGAAACCCCTTGCCTGAGGCCAGGATGTAATCCACGGCCGCGGCAAACTCCGGGGCATAACCGACCGGGGCGGGTGCTTCGGCGGCTTGAAGCGCGGCCATTTCGGCCTTCACTTCCGGTTTCAGATTCACGGCATCAAGCAATCCCATAGTCACTCCCACTCCGAAGAGTTTTTCAAGTTGTTTGCGATTCCCCCCGCCACAGTAACTTCTATGAGGGCATCCCCCGTATGCGTCACATGCGCGAGTGTTAGCTTCAACGCAACTCTCGCTTGTTTGGCGGGCAATGTCAAGTAGCATTTTTCCGACGTGCTCTAATTTTTTCCACTCGGGCGCGATATCGTCACGCCGCACGAGGATCGTTGCCTTTTTAGCCAGCGGCGTGCCTTTGGTGCGAAAGTAGACGTGGGACAGGCGCACCCCTTCGCAATCCGGCGCGCGTTCGAAGGCGTATTTCGCATACGAAACCATTTGCGTGGTCTCGGCGAGATCCCCGCCTTTCTTGGCGCGGGAAAGATCGCCCGTACTTTTCCAGTCAACTACCTCGATCAGCGATTCATTCTTGTGGAAGTTGATTCCCCCTTCCGAATCGATGTAGTGGTCTCGGCCGTGCATGAGATCGATATAGCCGATCATCGGGATCCCCGAGACCTTCAACGCGCCCGCGATCGGGTGCTCTACTAGAAGATCGGGGCCGGGCTCCGGGATAAAGTGCGCGCCGGCAAGCACGATCGGGGGGAGCGCTTTCTGGCCCGTCTTGAGATAGTTTTCGATCGGCGCGTGAACTACCTCGGAGCCCTTTTGCTGCGCCGCGCTCGTGGGCTCCTTGCGCCCCATGACGTATTTCCACCAATAGCGGCGGGGGCATCCGCCGTACTCGGCCGGGTTTGCCGTCGATAGCGCCGAAGGCGAAGTGTAGTTTACTCGGCCTTCAGATATCACCGGGCCACTAGATTCCCTCGCCATGTGCGCTCCTCCGATACCCTTTAAGGCATCATATTACGCCGGTTTGATACCCTTTGGGGTGTCATTGCCGATTCTAATACATTGCAAATCATCATCTGGCACGGTTTTGAAGCGCCGGATCGCATCCTCGCGCCAGTACCGGGCGAGTCTATCGTACACGTTATCGCGATCGTCAAGCCACACCGCGCCATCGCCCGCCCTATGCCGCACCGGGCGTTTGTGCCACGCGCAAATGATATCGGATAGCCCATCGCCATCCGAATCGCGCGTAAGCCAAATTGGGCCTTTGTAGGTGACCTTTTCGGCCATGCCCTATCCTCTCAGTTTACTGGACTTCGGTCAACAAGAATTCGCGATCCCAAAGCGAAGAGAATCGCCCGCCACAACTCTGGCCGTTCTGGCAACGGTAGTAGTGGGTTATGATGCCGATCAACTCCCCGCGTTTGTTGAACACCGGGCTACCGGAGTTGCCGGGCTCTACCACGGCGGAGTGCTTGACGTTGCCCGCGCCCGAAGATTCAATCAACTCCACCCGCCCACATCGAATACTCCGTGTAGGTGCGCCCGAGTGAAAACAGATCTCCTCCTCGATCTTCGGCGCTGAGCCGACGCGCGTGACCGGGGCTTGCTCGATCACGAAATCGCCCACGATCTTCAAGCGGGCCAAGTCGGCGCCGGGCAGCACACGATCGACTACCGCGCGGTACCTTTCATCTTTCACCGTCACGATTTCGAATTCCCCGCCCGCGCACACTTGGGTAACGTGACCGGCCGTTAAGACATAGCGCTCGCCGATCACCACACCGGAGCCGCTACCCACATCCCGACCCTCGCACATAACGGTTACTGCTACGGTTGCTTCGTTGCGCCTCTTACCGGGGCTCTTGAAGTTTCCGGCACAACTACCTATAAAGAAAACTAGGCCAAAAGCGGCGCAGACCAGAAAAGTTTTAAGCATACCATGAGTTTACTCTATATTCGCGGTAACTGGCGCAATCACGTACACCCCGCCTTGTAAAATCAACTCGTTGCGGGTAACCAGCCGCTTGAACGCCGCGCGGGCGCGTTTCTGTGGGAGGTACATCGGGTGGGCATCATCGGCCGATATGAGATTGACGAATTTGTTTTCACTGGCCGGTAGCATGGCGGGGTGCAACTCGCGTATGAAATTTAAAGCTTGTGCATCGTCGGTTTCAGCACGCCCGTTTGTGTTGCCGGCCTTGGATCCTTCTTTTTTCTGAAGTAACATCGTTGCGGCCTCGGGCTTGTAACACCATCGCCCGCTAGCCCCGTGGAATTCCATCCCGACGAATCCTAGATCGCCGCGGCGGGCCTTGGCAATGGCAAAGCGCGCCAGCTTGCTCTCATGGTCTAGATCGATGAACATCACCACGGCACTATCAAAATCGATACCGCCCGATTCCTTACCGGCCGATAGGTAGATCCCGGGATCTTCCGATTGGCGAAGTGCTTCGGCCTTCGCTTGACCATACCATGCGCGCGACACGCTGGAAATCAACACGACGGCACAATCCTCTTGCTTTGAGATGCTAAGCAAGGCGCGAGACACGACCGTGACACCCACGCGGAAATCAGAGTGCGCGCGGTTTGCGAAGTCTTGCAGATAATCCATCATGAGGATCGGCGACACGCCAAAGCGCGAGCGCATCATCGCGATCACTCTGGCAATGAACGCCAAAGCCTCATCGGTTGCGTGGGGGAGTTGCGCGTATTCTAGAATCGCGATGCGCTTGCCGTTGTGTTTAACCGTGGCCTTGGCCTCACCAGTAACGAGATCGCGCCACGCCACATCGGAAATGTGTGCATCAAAGCGCGCCGCGTACTCGCGCGCATCCAACTCCGTAGTGACGATGAGTATTGGTACTTGCTCCTCGGCCGCGAGCGCGGCGTTGATCATCCATGCGCTTTTGCCGTTGCCGGGCGGGGCGAGCGTAGTCCAGATATACCCGGTCGCAAATCCCCCACCCGTGAGCTTATCGAGTGCTTCTACACCCGTGGTGTAGAGCCGCACCGGGGGTTGCTTGCGATCGCGGATGTTATCAAGGAATAATCCGTCAAGTGCATCGGCCTCTTTGTCTTCTTGACGCATACAACTACCCGAGCATCCGTCTAAGCGCGGAAATTGATCGAATAGTTTTCGTAAGTGTCGGGACTCGGGTGTGTTCACGTAAAGGCGATCTTGAACGCGCGTGATTACATCTTCAGGCACTCCGTAGGCTTCCAGGTATGTGAAGCCTGTAACGCGGTTACCTTCACCTAGCTTGGTAACTGAATCGTATGCCTGGCGTTGCCTTTTGTGCGGCTCCCCGTCATCCCCGTTAACCGCAGCACCAATGAGTGTGGTGCATTCCGCGATAGCATCCACATCCCATCCTTGGCGTGCAAGTGCGCCGGATAAGGCCAGGCTCGCGACGTGCCTACCTTTCTTGGGCCATGCCGGAATTAACAAATCGGCGATTTCGCGCGGGCGAACATTATCGCGGCGAACTGGAATCGCGATCGGGCTCGGCGCTGGCATTTGAGGCGCGGGCAACGCGGCCAAAATTTCGGCCGTGTTTAAATCGCGCCCGGGGAAAACCTTTCGCTCGATTTCGGCACCAATAGGGGCGCTTGGTAAGAAGTAAAGTCGCGATGCATCCTTACATGCGGGATCGGCGGGTATTTCATACCGGCGCGCTACTTCATTCCAGAACGCGAGCCATCGCGATGCCGGCACGGGCTCGTCAAGCCATAACAACAACCGCAAACGAATCGCGTCGGGTTTGTGACGATGCGAGGAGTGCAGCACACATCCGAGGCCGCTGTTTACAAGCCGTTCAAGCCAGCCAAGATCGGCGGAGATATCGTCTAAGTCATAGACCGCCGCGGTAACCGCCGCGATGTTCTCAACGCAGCGATCCTCGGCGCCGGGCACCAATTCAGTTGGTGACCATGCCGGGCCGTACTTGTGGGGGCACTTGTCGCCAATGCAGGTTTCCGTGGTGCATGGCCCGCGCCGGAAATCAGACAAGCATCGGATGAGATCGTCGCGTGAAATCTCGGCCGGCTCGGGCGGGGATTTCTCGTTCTGGTAAAAGCAGATTCTCATCTGGCGGGCTTCCATTGCACGCGATTGCCGGCTTCGCGCCATAGTAACCTAACATCGGCTGGCTCCACGTGCGATGGCCAGTAATCGAAATCAAAACAACGCCAATTGTGATCGCCGAGCAACCCGTAATCAAGAATCGAATCTGGCTTGATCTGATCGACCACCCAACGATGCTTGGGGTGTATGCCTAGCATGAAAACACCACCCTCCCAGCCGCTATTAGCGACCCGCTGAGCCGTTTCCGGGCAGAACCCCCATATCGGGCGCACTTCGACTAGAACGGGCCTCCGGCGCGAGATAATGAAGTCTGGGATGTATCCGGCTAGGTCGATAGGCTCGTAGTCCCATTGCCAGCCTAGCAGATCGAACATGGCCGCCCATCGGGCTTCTAGCCGCGAGCGGAACTGTACCCCCGCATAGCGTGTGGGTATGGCGGGAATGGCGTTTGGTTGCATGGCGTGTAACTCCTGCCCCGCCCGACCCTCGCACGCCAATGACGAGCTAGGGCGGGGAGGGGTTAGCCCAATGGGCAAAGTTGAGACTACCCCAGATTGGATCGGTGCGTCAATTCTTTTTACGAAACTTCCGCCGTGGCACTTTGCCTGTGGCAGTGACAACCCCTACTACGTAGGGGGGTTGCCACAGCCCACAGAGCAAGAGTTGCCACAGTTGCTTGCCACACCTTTGCCACAGGGTAACAGTTGATAATTACAGGGGTGTGCTGTGGCAAGGATAATTGAAATTGAAAATCATTTTCAATTAGGTGTGGCGCCACACCTTGCCACAGTGAGATCATTAAGGAATTCGGGAATTGGCAGAAATTCAGAAAATCGTCTTTGCGGCTCAAAATAGTAAGCGCGCCCACCAAACAAAGGTATTTTTGAATTTACAATTGTAATTCTTTCATTACAATTCTGGCAACAATGTATGCGCCCGGTTACAATTTAGATCAGAGGAGATCAATATGCCCCCATGGCAAAAGGGCCAAAGTGGTAATCCGAAAGGTCGGCCGAAGGGAATGTCGGCCCACATGGCTTACCTGATTGCCCAAAAAACCGATAACGGTCAAGCCCTAGTTGACTTCGCATGGAGCGTTTACAAGGATGAGAATGCGCCGCTCACCGATCGCATATGGGCGCACAATTGGCTTGCCGATCGAGGCGCCGGAAAAGCACCACTCGTGATCGAGGCGAATGTGCAATCGCAGAATCTAACGCTCTTGGAGATGGTCAATCTCGGTCAACTTCCCGACGAAAAACTTTTCGAGTTGGAAAATATACTATCGAGTGCGGTGGGCGAGCCCCTGCTATTGAAGCCGGCCGATGACTCCGACGTGTAAGCACGTCGCACTTCGCACGCCCGATGGGCGATGCCTAGTGTGCCCACCTCCAAGCGCTGAGTTAAAGTTCACACCTGAGCTAGCCACCGAGCTACTCCGAGAAACCCGCGCGGTACTTGCTCGGCGGAAATTCTCCTACTTTTTCCGCGCGGGATGGCACGTCCTAGAGCCCGCCACTCCGCTACTCGATAACTGGCACATCGATGTGGTGTGCGACCACGTTCAATGGCTGCTTACCGAATGGCTAAAGCACAAGCGCGATCCTTCGTACATTCAGCAAATCAAATCGCTCCTAGTGAACATCCCGCCAGGAACGGCCAAAAGCCGCATCGTTTCCGTGTATGCGCCCGCGTGGATGTGGCTGCATTGCCCGGAATGGCGCGTGATGTGCCTATCATCAAATCCGAACGTAGCAATCCGCGATGCCATGTATTCTCGCGAGTTGATCGCGAGTCAATGGTATCAGCAAAACTTCAAACCCGATTGGGAGATCCGAGGAGATCAAGATGCTAAGGGTAAATTCGAGAACACCGCGGGCGGCTTTCGCGTAAGTAAAGGCCTTGAAGCAATGGTTACGGGTGACCGTGCGGATGCTTTGTTTTGCGACGATCCACACGATGCCCAAGGCGTGCACTCAAAGATTCAGCGCCAGGCCGTTATCGACCGGTGGGATCAGGCCGTGCGAAATCGCGTTAACGAGCCCGCGCACTCGATTCGCCTCCTCATTATGCAGCGCTTGCACGAAGATGATCTATCCGGGCATTGGTTACGCCAAGGCGGCTCCGAGCATTTGTGCTTACCAATGGAATTTGAACCGGAGCGGCAATGTAAGACGGGCTTGCCTTGGACGGATACCCGCGCGCCCGGCGAGTGCCTACACCCTAAGCGCTTCCCGCCCGTGACCTTGCAAGAGGAAAAGAAAGCGCTCGGCTCTATGGGCTATGCAGGGCAAATGCAGCAACGCCCGGCCCCGGCCGAGGGCGGTATGTTCAGGCGGGACTCTTGGGGATGGTTCCGCTTGGATGGGGCCGTCCCCACGCGCGCGCGCCCATCGGGTACGTCGGATCGTGAGTGCCGGGTGATTGGCTATAGTAAGAACGGTCAGATCGCGCTCGATCGCATCGTGCTTTCGGTCGATGCCAGCTTCAAGAAAACGGAAGATGGCTCGCGGGTATCGGCACAAGTGATCGGGGCAAAAGGCGCCGATCGGTTTGTGCTCGATAACGTCACCAAGCCAATGGATTTCACTCAAACATGTGAGTGTATTCTGGCCTTGATTGCTAAGTGGCCCGATATCACCAAAGTTCTTATCGAGGATAAGGCCAACGGCCCGGCGATCATCAATCACCTATCGAGCAAGGTACAAGGGATCATCCCCATCGAGCCCGAGGGTGGTAAAGAAGCACGCGCGGCCGCCATCCAACCCCAAGTAGAATCAGGCAACGTCTACTTAATGGAAGGGGCGGCTTGGGCGGATGATTTCGTGCACGAGCTAGGCACATTCCCCAATGGTGCGAAAGATGATCAGGTCGATGCACTTTCACAAGCGCTGATCTACCTTAATCAAAAAGGGTGGCGCACGATAATGCTAGGGCGTTTGTAGCGATTCTAGTTTGAGCGCGCGAAAGATCGTAGAGACCTGATCGCGCGTCATGCGGGCCCGGCGTAACGCGGCTTCGAGGCCGGGAAGCGGCGCATCCTCGATATCGTACAAGGATTCAAGCCCGTCGATCACGGCCGTCGCGTGCTTGTGTGCATCCCGTAGGGCCTCTCGAGCCTCTTCCCGAGTAACCATCATCACTCCTTGATTCGCCAAAAGCGCACGCGCGCAAAGCCATTGTGGTCAATGGCTCGCGCCGCGCGCGGGGTTAGGTCCAAGCACGCCCGCCATTTGCCGGGCGCCTCTTTGTTCAGTTTGAGCGCCCACTCACCCTCGTGGATGGCGCCATACGGCCCTCGATCAATCACACGCGCGATCGTGGCCTTGCCGGTTTCAAGGTTCTGAACGAGCACCGTAGAGCCAAGCGGTAGCGTGCGGTGCGCCACACCCATATCGTGCGAGGACACGGGGCGTTTTAAGAGAAGCGCATTCCCGCCAGCCCATTTATCGCCAGTATGTCCAAAAATAGTGGACTTACAGGTCTCGGGCTCGCCACTTAGCGCGCGTAAGAGTCTAGCGAGTACTAGTAGTGCTTCCACAATCTTACCCAGTTCCCATCGCGGAGGAGATTAAGTTGATCATAAGGCGGATAAGTTTGATAAGCGACGATCGGGCCATAACCACATACCTTCGAATCGAGTTGCAAGTGTTTCTGTTGCATCTCAACGATCGCGGCCGTGCGAACGCCGTTGCCTGAATCACAGGAAAACTTCAACGCTTCAATGCGCAGAAAATCCTGTCCGTTCGACCAATCACCGTCTAGGAATGTACCAAAGTCGGTCGGGGCATTCCCGCTGTACGAGTAGTAGTTATCCGAATCATCAACTTGACAAGCACTGAGCGTAAGAAAAAGCAGTAGGTATTTCATACAATGTTCTCCTCGTTCCATTCATTTACCGCATCGGGATTGAAGCGGTAGTAAACTTCGCCACATCCACATAATCGCATAAGGCCCTGGGTAATTGCAAGCCCACAATCTTGATAGCGGGTCGGTAGGTGGTAGGCGTGGCCCGAAAAGAAATACGCCATGTAAGCCCGCATCACGGCCGCGGCCTGTGGCTGTGTTGCACATTGCTCTAGGAGTAGCTCGCATATCCGGGTAGCCATCGTGGCGCAGCGATTGAAGCCAGCTCGATAACCATCGTGGTAGTTGCTCATTTAGTTCACCAGCTTCAAGTGGCGTTCTCTTTTCTTGGGCTGCACTAATGTGCGCTCGCTAGTAAGCCGGCGCACGGCCTCCCATGGAATGAAACACCATGTCGGGATGTTATTAAAAGTGAGCGTGCAAGAAACACCCTTATGATCGGCCATGAGATCCGGTATTTCAGGTGTTAGACCATAGCCGATGCGCAAACACAGATTGCGATCACTCTTCAATCGAAAGGGTACTTCAACATCGGGATGCGCGGCATCAAGTAGTACGAGGACCGGCCCATTTAAAAGGAGTGACTCGAAGTCTGTTAACCAGCTCATCGCCGCACCGGGTTGGGCGTATCGCAACAAGGCGAGATCGTGACGGGCGGGCCGGCCTCGAAGTGGTCGCCACATCCGCGGCAAAAGTAGCGCGCCGGCTTACCGCTCGGCTTCGTGAACCATTCGTCCCCGCCAGGATTACCGTGATCAGCGGGATAACGCAGATTCGAATTCGCTTGGGTATTGATATTGATTACATCGCGAGTGAAATGTCCGCGGTCAATCAAGAGTCGCGAGCACAGTATACATACTTGTTGCGCCGGCAACTCCCCTAGTATCTTCACTCGCCCCTTACACAAACATTGTAATTCGATCGGCCCGCATACGATCTCGATTTGACCCATCACAGCCACATCGTCATTTTTTCCAGAGTTACCCATGACTCCTCCAAGGATAGATCGAGTTTTAGTTCCGATGCAAGCTTTTCGATTTGCTCTTGGGTTAGCCGCGCGCGCACAAGCCCCTCTTCCAACCAATATTCTTCCCATAGATCCTCGATCGTGATCTCTTCGTAGTAGCGCTCCTCCGGCCTGGTAAGCAACTTGCGGGCCATGTCCAGATGCTTAGTTGAAATCTTCATAGAGAAACTCCTCTAATTCGTCAATAGAACATTCAAATTCAACCGCCCGCGCGAGCGCGCGTCCGAGTATGTACCATTCACTCTCTATGAGAGAGAACCGAAACTGTTTACAGAGCGCATCGTGGTAGCCCGTTTGCAGGAGAACATTCACCAATTCATCGCTCAGGATTACCATTTGATCACCGTCATGTTCGGATCTAGGGTTGACTCTTCCACGATGAAACCCCCGCGTTGGAGATTCCACTCTACCGCCCGGCGCCTCATCGGGTCTAGCGTTATTTCGGTGCGCTTCTGGCGTGCCATCCGCGCTCGGTTGACTTGGGCCATCGCCCGGTGTGTCTCGGTCGCATATTGTGGGGGCATTGTCGCTATTCCTTTCTTCCGGTCTTGTCGGTTGTTATCGGCCTTGCCAATCGTCTTGCCATTTCCAGTCGGGGCGCATTGGTACGGTTTCCTTCGGCGGGTTACGCATCGAGGTACTCCGTGGTGTGCATTTCCAGATCAACCGATTGCCCCGTGATCGAGCGTAGGCCATAACCATCGTGGAAATCAACCGCGACGTAGCCGCATTCGCGCGCGAGCCGCAAGTTCGGGCAACGTTGCATCTCGGTGAGGAAACCATCTTCGTGTTTAAGTGTCGTGCTCATAACCCTCTATAGAGCAAGCCCCGGGCCAGCCCGCCCATTATCGGGGTTTCCGATATTTGTATCGGTAGGCCGATATCGCATGGCACGATATTACCACCCTCCCTCAATGTCCCTCAATGATTGCGGGTACTTAGCTATGGTACCGGGCCGCCAGGGTGGCACGCCGCGGTCACGGCGCATTGCTCTTACCTCTGATCCGGGGTATTACAATAGTAACAATGCCGTTTCAAAAGGGTAAATCGGGGAATCCCAGGGGCCGCCCGCGCAAAGATGCTAATAAATCCGATGGGATGGTTAATGCGTTAACAGGGTTGGGCGCAATCGGGACCGATAAGCGCCTATCCGCCTACCATAAAGCCAACCCGGTATCCCCCGATCAAGCGCAAGATTGGTGGCGCGGAAATGATATTGCGGCGCGGATCATTGAAACCGTGCCTAATGAGGGGCTACGCCAGGGCTTCACCTTCAAGTGCGACGACAAGGATCTATCCGAGAAAGTTCAGACCCGATGGGAGGAGTTGGGTGTATCGGAGTTTTTGTGGCGCGCATGGACCTTCGAGCGGGCTTACGGTGGCGGGGCCGGCCTCCTTGGCGCTAATGACGGCGCGTCCAGTCTTATGGAGCCGCTCGATATCGAGCGCGTGTCCAAATTCGATTTTATCACTAGCCTAGAGCCCATCGAGGTAGTGCCGTTCCAATGGTATACCGATCCCACAAATCCGAAGTTCGGCAAACCAAGCATCTACACGATCAACCCGATCTCCACGGGCGGTACCGCGGCCACGGGAAAAACCTCGTATGTGCACGAGTCGCGGCTCGTCATATTCCCGGGCATCCAAGTATCGCGGCGCCAGCTATCCAACATATCGGGATGGGGTGATTCCATACTCACCCGCATCGAGCCCGTTCTTCGCGATTTCAATGTGACGTGGGAATCCGCGGCCGTGCTCTTGGTGGATTTCTCCCAAGCGGTTTTCAAGATGAAGGATCTCGCCGAGATCGTGGGCATGGATCGCGATGAGGCTTTCAAGAATAGAATGAAGGCCGTTGATCTCGGCCGCTCGGTTCTCCGCGCCATGGTGATCGACGCGGAAGAGGAATTCGAACGCAAGAGCACCACGCTTACCGGCCTTCCCGAATTACTCGATCGTTTCTCTACCCGGCTCGCCGCGGCGGCCGATATGCCGCTTACCCTCCTAATGGGCCAAAGCCCGGCCGGCCTGAATGCCACGGGCGCGAGTGATATCCGATTCTTCTATGACCGGGTGAAGGCCGCGCAGAACCAAAAGGTGCGCCCGGCCGTGGAGTACATCACCCGCCTGATCCTTAACACCATGGGCGGGGAGCCCGATAACTGGTCGATCGAATTCAACCCGCTATGGCAACCCACCGATAAAGAGAAAGCCGATACCCGGCTCGTCCAAGCCCAAGCTGATCAGATCTACATCTCCAATGGGGTGGTTTCGGCGGATGAAGTTGCGCTATCTCGCTTCGGTGGTGATGAGTACTCGCTTGAAACTGTGGTAGATTTTGAAGCCCGCGCCGAGCTGGAAGCCAGTGATCCCGCACGGGAAGAAAACGCCCAATCAGGGTCAAATGATCCCGAGCGGGAAGAGGAGGGCACCTTTAATGAATCCTAAATGGAAGTGGTTTCTCCCCGGCTACTTATTCGCGCTACCACATACCTTAATTGGGTTGATACTTACCCTAATCTGGTATCGCCCGCGCGCGTGGCGCTTCGCCGATGGTGTGCTGGAATGCACGGCGGGGCGAACTAAAAACGGCCGCACTCGCATTTGGGGCCGCCCCGGGGCACAAACCCACGGCTTTCTCGTGGTCTATGCGAGCGGCGCATCTCGTAGGTTTCTACCGCTGCGCCGACACGAGCGCGCGCATATTGTGCAGGGGTTTCTCGGCGGTCCTCTGTACGTGATCCTGTACGGGTTGACTTTTGCTTGGAACTATCTCCGCTTGCGCGAATGGCGCGCCGCGTACTTGGCGATCCCGTTCGAAAAGTACGCCCGCTCGATCGAACGCAACAAAGGATGGGGAGATCGTGTGTGATTCGCAAGGTCGGATCACAATGGATCCTCTATTCCCATACGGGTAGAGCGCTCGGTAAATTCTCCTCGCGCGCGGGGGCGCTTGCGCGCGAGCGCGAGATCAACTACTTCAAGCATCGGCAAGACGCTAAAGAGCACACGGTCAATCTACTCCGCGCTCGCCGGGCGCTTGGACTAGCTCGCCGCGGCCGCCGCTTACCGCGCCAGATACCGCCGAAAACCATAGAGCGGGACTACGCCGCGGAGATCCTCCGAGTCAACGCCCGCATCCGCGAGATCCTGGCGCCAATCTTCGCCGCGCTCCCCCGACTCCTCGAATCGGTGGGGCGGGATCGCACACGCACGGATGTGGGCGAAGGTAAGATTATTCGCGAGCTATTCGAGCAAGCGCGCGGGCGGATGCGCGATGCCTTCACCCCGCGCGATATCGAGGCCCTTGCCGAGCGCTTCGCGCGCCGCACGTCCACGTACAACCGCGAGCAACTAGGGCGCCAAGTGCGCGCCGCGCTCGGAGCGGATGTATTCCAGGCCGATCGGCGCTTGCCCGCTATCATTGAAGGCTTCGTGTCGGAAAATGTCGCACTCATTCGCGGGCTCCCCGATCGAGTGCTTCAAGATATTGAACAAACGATTACGCGCGGTGTATCGAATGCGACTACACCCGGCGCATTGGCGAAAGAACTTGAGGAGCGGCTCGGCATTGGCGAAGATAGAGCCAAGTTGATTGCGCGGGATCAAATAGGGAAGATCTACGGCCAGATCAATGCCGAGCGGCAACGCGAGCTAGGCGTTGATAAGTTCATTTGGCGCACGGTTAATGATGAGCGGGTGCGGCCGGAGCACGAGGAGCGCGACGGCAACGAGTACGCCTATTCCGATCCGCCCGATGGCGAATTGCCCGGCGAGCCCATCAATTGCCGATGTTACGCCGAGCCCGTGTTCTCCGCTATCTTGGAGGAGGCCGATGAAGGTTAAACTCACCAAGCTTTTGCCCGGCCGCAAGCAAAAGAAGATGTTGACGGGCGAGGCCAGCTACCCGCCGCGCGTGGGCGAGCCTTTCGTTGTGTGCGGGCCCTACACATTCGAAAAGAACTCCTACACCCAAGTGAGAACATCGCCCGTTACCGACGTACTTAGCGATGGGAAGTTTCGCACCGTGAATGGCTCGCTCTACAAGATCGAAATACTGGCACGCGAATGGAATTAGACGGCCTACTGATACTCCTTTTCGTGCTTGCCGCGCTCGGCGACTACTTGTCTTGCTTGTGGCATCAAGCCCGCGAAGCAAAGCGCGTGTGGCGCATTACGATTATTTCGATGTTGATCGAGGCCGTAAACTGGCTTCCGATCTGGCTTGCCATCATGCAAGAGGATCTCCGTATTGCCGCGGTATCGATCGTCGGTAGCGGGCTCGGCACCTTACTTGGGGCATCCCGTTTGAATTGGGAGCAAGAGGAGCCCGAAGTAAAGAAGCCGACGATCACCACCCTCGCCGCGCCCGATGCGCCAGCGGTGGAGTATACGCTTCGGCAAGAGGGGCCAGGCACCGTTTCTGTTTTGATTGAGACGAGTGCGCTCGGGGTCAAAAAGCCATAATCGATCTCCGCATTGGCCTGCTATGCACACCCAATGCTCCCACCGATCGACGCATAAGATTAGAGGTGCGACGGGCGCCCATTCGAGTAGCCACTTGCGCGCCTCGCCGTGGTGCCCGGTCGCAAACTCCACGGTCTGATACCCGAGCGCTTCGCCAGCGCGCGCGATATCATGCTCATCGGCGCCATCATCTCCGATCTCCATGAGTTCCGCGATGCGCCGCTGGCTAACGTTACGCCCGTGAATTCGCAAAGCATTTTGTACGCTGGCGGGCGCGCACCAATGTGGGCGTTTCTGGTACGTCACGGCTTCCCGAGTATACTATAGGCGAGTGGCGCTTCGCTATGACATTGGCACGCTTCGCTCGCCCACCAAGTATGCGGATGGGCGAATCCGAGTAGACGGTTACCTCACCCGCACGGGTGTGTTTGAGTACCGCAACGCGGATGGTTCGTTGCGCCGCGAATATCGGCCGCCCGAAGAGGTATTCAAAGCCGATTCGCTGGCCAGTTTCCAACTCGTGCCGCTCACCGATAACCACCCGCCCGAAATGGTAACGGCGCAGAACGCCAAGCAATTCGCGATCGGCGCGGTGGGCGAAACCGTGCGCCAGGATGGCGATAAAGTCGCGGCAACCATTATCGTGTATGACGCGGCCACGATCTCTAAGCTGGAACGTGGAAAAGTTCAGTTGTCTTGCGGGTATGAAGCCGATGTAGAGGATTCACCAGGTGAGATCGACGGCCAACGTTATGACGCAATCCAGCGGAATATCCGCGGGAACCATGTTGCGTTGGTAGATGTAGGGCGAGCGGGGCCCGACGTGCGCGTCCGAATGGATGCGGGTATAATGGTTCCAGAGCCCCGCACCGATTTTATTATCGAGGATCGAATGGACGAAAAACTCACTGAGGCACTTGCAAAGGTCGCCGAACTTCAAGTAGAATGCGCTTCTCAGAAGGCGCGCGCCGACAAGGCCGAATCCGATCGCGATACCGCACAAGCGGGCGCGGATGCGAAGCAAAAAGAACTCGATGCGGCCGTGAAAGCCCGCACCGATTCTGAAAGCACTTTCTTGGATCGCGTGCGCGCTCGCGTAGCGCTCGAAACCAAGGCCGCTTCGGTACTCGGCGCCGATGCCAAGGTCGAAACCCTTTCCGATCGCGATATCAAAATCGCGGTTGTCAAGAAAGTGGATGGCGAGGATCTCCCCGCCGAAAAAAGCGAAGCCTATGTAGACGGCCGCTATGATGCTTCAATTTCGCGATTCGCGAAAACCGATGCGGCGCTGGCGAATGCTCGGGAAGCCGCGCAAGAGGCTACTTCCGCTCCGGCCGATACCGAAGCGGATGCCCGCAAAAAGATGATCGAGCGTAATCGCAATGCTTGGAAAGGTGCTAAGTAATGGCCGTTCAAACTTCATATTCTACTAACCTCGCCGTGGCCTTCGAAGGCATGAGGGCTGATTCCGGCCCGTGCGATGTTTGGTCCATGGTTAACAACGAAGGCTCGGCGGAGATTCCGTTCGGTCACGCGGTTGCTTTCGAAGGAAGCACCGATGATCAAGGCGCGCTTTCCCCCGATGCGCTGGCCGATATTCTGGCCGGCATCGTGCTTCATAGTCACGACTACTCCAACTCGCCAAATGGTGATCTTGGTACCACGGGCTTGAAGCCGGGCGCGGCGTTGAATGTTCTCCGCAAGGGGCGCATTTGGGGCCGTTGCGCGGATGGTTGCTCGCCTGGCGATCGCCTCTTCGTTCGAGTGCTTGGCGGTACCGAGGGCGAACTCCGTGCGAGCGCGGATGGCGTTAACACGATCGATGCTTCCACCCAAGGAGTTTGGTTGACCACGGCCGCGGCCGGTGAGTTGGCCGTTCTCGAAGTTGATTTCACCAACACGCCGTAAATTCGGGGAGTTTAGGATAAACGTATGAAATACCGTTTCGATCAAATGGATGCTAGCGAGAATGCCTTTTTCTCGCGCCAGCTTGAACATATCCGCCCGGGTTTGTTCGAAGTTCAGTATCCCGAATTTAAGGCGCGGATGTTCCTTCCGATCAATAACTCGATTCATCCCGGAGCCGAGGAGTTCACCTATCGCCAATTTGATAAGGTGGGCAAGGCGAAGATGATCGCGGACTACGGTTCCGATCTTCCGAGCGCGGATGTATTCGCGGCCGAGACAAGCCAGAAGATCCGCGGCTTCGGCACGTCCTACACGTACTCGATGCAAGAGGCGCGCGCCGCTATGATGGCGCAGCTTCCGCTCGATGCGCGCAAGGCCAACGCGGCCCGCCATGCCATGGAGCAAAAACTCGATGAGACCTTGCTCCTTGGCGAAGCGACGGCCAACCTTTCCGGCCTCTTCACCTTGTCGGGTACTACCTCTTTCTCGCCGGGCTTCGGCGTGTGGGAAGGTAACACGGCGGATGAGATCGTTTCGGATCTGAATGGCATTGCTAACGCGATTGTTAACGGCACCTCCGGTGTGGAAACCCCGGATACGATCGTGCTTCCGCTTACGAGCTACAATCTCATCGCTTCCAAGCGCATGGGCGATGGCTCGGACGTTACGGTTCTACGCCATTTCCTCGGAGTTAGTCCCTACATTCGCAGCGTGGAATGGAGCCATCGGCTCGAGTCTAACGCGGCTTGGACTGGCAAGCGGATGGTTTGCTATCGCAAAGATCCGATGAAGCTTGAGGGCTTGATCCCGCAAGAATTCGAGCAACTCGCGCCGCAATTTAATGGCTTCGCAGTGAAGACCCTTTGCCACGCGCGTTGCGGTGGCGTGGTTCTTTACTTCCCGAAGTCGGTTGCCTACGGCGACGGTATCTAAACTAAACTGCCCGGGGTCATACCCCACCGTGTATCACCCCGGGCTTCTATCCGAGGAGGAGTCCGATGGGCGCGAATAACAGCGAACTCGCCCTGATCGGGCAATTCGGGGCCGCGAAGCAATACTCGTTTGACGACACGGGGTACACGCTTATCGGGCCCTTGCCCCGTAGTTGGTACACCATCGTGGCACTTTCTACGGAGGCGTCAATATCCCCGCAAAGCGGCTCCGGTATTGCTACGGCGATGGATGGGGATGATGCTTCGGCCACGGTCTATGCGGCCGATGCCCTAGACCGATTTTGCGTGAACTTCGAGCCCGGGGATACGCTCCCCCCGTATGTGCCCGATGATCGCTATATCGCCATCAAAGCCACGAGCGGCGCGGGGACTATCAAACTCCGCCCAATGCGCATCGGGGTAACCCTCCCATGAGCCGCACCCCTCTATTCGGGGGGCTGTACGGTTCGCCTCATGCTTCTAGTGGCGGGGGCGGAGGCCCGCCCTCGGGCTCGGCTGGCGGGGATTTAGGAGGCTCCTACCCCGGGCCGATCATCGCGCGCCCGCGCATCGAATACGTCTACCGCCCTGGTGGGGTCGCGAGCGGTAATGTCTATACCACTTTCGCCACCGCTATCTCCGCGGCGCAAGGCGTGGCCGGGCGAGCCCTGATCCGAGTCGATGATTCTATCACTTCCCCCGCCCCGGTACCATCTGGCACTTACAATCTAGAAGGCATCACGCTTGCGGGCGATCCCGATGCGCCGACCCCAACGCTATTGCAGTTGGCCGAGGGCGCAACCTTCACCGAATTTCGCCACGCGGTCGATAACTTGCAAATTGATTTTGCGGGCTCCTCGCCTCCATGCACCGATTTGGCGGATGGTGAAAGCGTGGTTATCGAGCGCACGGCCTCGCTTTCATGTTCTGGCACGGGCGCGTTTTTCAACCTTGGCGGTATCGCTAGTAGCGAGCGCGCCTTATTCTATATCCGCGATGGCGCCTATTTCAACGATGATATAGGCCCAATCATCCACGCGCCGACTAGTGGAAGCGAATTCGTTACCTATTTAGTCTCGGGCGGTGCGATTGAGGGCGATACGATCTCGGGCGTGGTCGGCTCTACATGGCGCCGCACGATTGTGGACGCCGGGATATACAACCCGACGCAACCCGACTTTCTCGGCACGGTGATCGATGAGATCCCCTTGCACGGCGATACGCACGAGCAAGGCGGGCTCGATGAACTCACGGTGCAAGATTTGGGCTCGGGCGCGGCCACGGCCGGGCAAACAATCGAGGCCGATGGGGCGGGGGGCTGGAATCTAACTACCCCAAGTTCGGCCCCGGCTGTACTCACATGGGGGGATGATAGTATTGCCGCGGCGGCCGATACCCGCTACTTGACGCCAGGGCGCGGCGCAACTGCTAGCACTACCGACACGCGCCAAATGCCGAGCCCGCGCGCGGGCACGTTACGCAACCTTTACGTGCGGCACAATTCGGCGGCCGGAAACGGTAATAGCGTGGTATATACCGTCATGATTAACGGGGTTGCAACCGGCATCACGGTAACGCTTGCATCGGCGGCCGCGGGGCAAGCATCCGATCTAGTTAACACGGCGGCCGTAGTACAAGGCGATCGCATCTCGCTACGCGCCACCAAAGCTTTAAGCATCGGCGCGGGCGGGCAAGATGTACAAGTCGGCTTGGAGTTCGCATAATGGCGATCGTAACTCGTAGATACAAGCTTACCGGCCCGGCCAATGCCGATCTTACCCTCAAGGTTGGGGCATCGGCCGCGCAAAACACATCTTTTCCGGTTGCCGTTGTGGATGTGGACGTGGACGATGCCGTGGCCGGATCAACTACCGCGCTCGATGAATTCATGGCGCAATTTGGCTTCGTATTTGATGCCGCGGCCGTACCTAGCGTGCCATTCGCAACGGCCGACAAAAGCAAGCTTGACGGAGTAAGCTCCGGGGCAACTAACACACCGCTTGCTAGCACCACGCCCGCCGATACTACAAAAGCCGCGGCGGCTATCGGTGTATCTACCACCGCGGCTCGCTCCGATCACAAGCATGATATCTCCACGGCCGCGGCCGCGGAACTAACCGACTCTACGAATGCAGAGGGGTCGGCCACATCACTTGCCCGGTCCGATCATACCCACGCGCACGGCACGCGCGGTGGCGGGAATTTACACGCGGACGCGACCCCGAGCGTAGCCGGCTTTATGTCGGCCGCGGACAAACTCAAACTTGACGGTATCAGCGGCGGGGGCTTCGCGCTCGCCGACTTGGTGGTTTTCGATCACTTCCAGGGCGGTAATGTGGATGCCGATGAGTTTGGGCTCATGGGCTGGCGCATTCACGTCGGCGGTACTGGCCCGGATGTGGACTTCGCGGCGGGTGTGGCCGGCCATCCCGGCATCGTGCGGCTCGAAAGTGGCACTACGGCCGCCGCGCGCGCGGCTATCGCGCTAGGCGATACGGTTACAGGCGGGCGAATTGTGGTAGGCGGTAACAACCCAATCGTATGCGAGGCCGTGGTGCGCTTGCCCGATGCCACGAGCGTAACAAACACTCAAGAGGTAACGCTCGGGCTCGGGCTCGATTGGGATGCAGATGTAGAACTGGCCGATGGTATCTACTTTAGATATACCCCGGGCACGGATACTTTCTGGTCTTTGGTGTGCGCGAGCGGCGGAGTGCGTACCGTGCGCGCATCCGGCACGATACCCGTGGCCGGTAATTGGGTGCGTTTAGGATTCTCCGCAACGGCCACTAGCGTAACCTTTCTCTTGAACGGAGTTGCGCAAGGCGCGGCAATCACCACGAATATACCCACGATTGGATTGGGCTTCGGCGCAAAGAATCGCGCAAACGGTGTGGCCGAGTCATTATTTGATATCGACTACGTTGCTCTCACCCAAGTTACCGACAAGGAAACATAATGCCCACACCTGTCATACACCCATTCCCAATCCGGCGCCCCGGCTTCATTGCACAGGCATCATGGATTGGCCCGAATGACGATCTCGCACTCCAGCCCGTTTATTATGATTCAGCGGGGATCCTCCGCACGATCACTCTTAGAACGCGCACCACCGATTACGCGGGCGAGATTTGCTTACCTACTTCGAACGACGTGGCCGATATGGGCCCGCGTGTGCGCGATATCCTAGCTGCACATGTCCGCATGGCCATGATGCTTCGGGGATTCGCTATCCCGGGCTCGGTCGAATTCGAGCAAGTGCTAACCGAGCAATCCCAAACATCGAACTTTCAAACCGCGGTGGGCGCGGTGAAATGCACCGATGTAATTTTTATCAATGATCAAATCGTCGAATTGGAGTTCCAGAAAGGTTCAGGGCCGAAGCGTAAGTATCAATTCGACTACGGCGAGTTGCAAAACTATTCATTCGCCCCATCCACCCAACTCTTCATTATCGCGGGCGCAGTCGAAAAACAATTCCCGACCTATAACCACGATTTCACCGCGGGCGTTTTCTTAACGGAATCGCAGAAGCAAGATATCGTTGATTACGTGCTTACTCTGAGCCCGTGGATGTAATATGGCTGCTATCACTTGGCCAAATGTAGTTGACTTCGCCCCCGAGCTGTCGGCCTTCGATGCGGATGCGCAAACCCCGATCCTGGCCTATGTCAATGATGAGGCTTTCCACCTTGATTCATGGGGCGGCGAGGATTCCTCTACATTGCGGCTCGGGCGAATCTATCTGGCCGCCCATATGGCGACGATCAGTAACTCGGGCGGTAGTGCGGTGGCCGGGCCGGTCACTTCAGAAACGGCGGGCGGCTTGAGTCGATCTTACGGATTCATGTCCAGCGTTGAAGCCGACCCCCTACTTGATGCTACGCCATATGGGCGGCTCTTTCGCGAGCTACTTCGCCGCACCCCGGCCAGATCGGCACTACTCCTCTAATGGCTAAATCGGACACACGGATCTACGATGCACTTGTGAAGCGCGTAGTGCGCGCCGACAAGGCGCATGTGCGCGTGGGCGTGCTCGCGAGCAAAGGCGGTAGCGAGGATCATGACGGCATCAACATGGTTGATCTGGCCGCGATCCACGAATTTGGCGCGCCAGGTGCGGGCATCCCCGAGCGTTCGTTCATCCGACGCACCTTCAACGATAAGCGCAAAGAAGCAACGCAGTTGATTACTCGACTTGCAAAGGCCGTAATGGGGCCTAAGCAAATGCCTATTACCCAGGCCCTTAATACGCTCGGCGCTTGGGGCGCGGCCGAAGTGAAGAATACCATCGCCAAAGGCCCACATATCCCGCCCCCGCTGCAAGCCGAAACCGTCGCGCGCAAGGGCTCCGATCGCCCGCTCGTCGATACCGGGCGCCTCCTCAATTCTATTCAATGGGAGGTTAGGCTCAAA